AAGCAAGATTACGTTTTTTGGAAGTTGAAATATGGCTAAGTTTTTAGTTACTGGTGGATTGGGATTGATCGGGCACCATGTCGTGAGCAAGTTGGAAGAGTTGGGGCATGATGTTGTAATCACTGATACTCGAACCAACTATGGAATCATCCCGCAATCTGAGATAGACTATCTAATCTCAGAGCGTATGAAGAAAATCAAAACGACCCGAATACACAAAATCGATATTGCTGATAAAGACGGGGTCGATTGGTTATGTAAAACTTACCAATTTGATGGGATAGTGCATATGGCAAGCTTCCCTCGACAAAAAGTGGTAAATGCTGACCCTGCTCTTGGCGCAAGAACAATGATGGAAGGATTGTTGAACTTGTGCGAAAATGCTAAACTACATCAAGTTAAAAAGTTTCTATACATATCTAGCTCGATGGTGTACGGCGATTTCAAGGACGATGTTACCGAAGATGCCGTTTGCCGCCCACAAGGTCAATATGGCATAATGAAACTCTCAGGAGAATATCTTGTCAAAGACTACTCAAGGCGCGGCTGTTTTGTTCATACTATTATTCGTCCAAGCGCTGTTTATGGTCCTTTGGACGTGGAAGATCGAGTCATATCTAAATTCATGCTCACCGCAATTCGAGGTGGAACCCTCAAAGTCAATGGAGCAGGAGAAACCCTCGACTTCACCTACGTCGAAGACGCCGCCGATGGTATAGTCGCTGCGTTGTTGAGTGAGAACACGGCTAACAAAACATATAACGTCACTAAGAGTCATAGCTGGAGTTTGCTTGACGCAGCTAATCTAGCGGTAAAGATTGCTGGCTCAGGCCAAGTTGAAGTACGAGACAAAGACCCTGACTTTCCTAGCAGGGGTGCATTGAATATCGATGCAGCTAAACGTGACTTTGGGTACGATCCTAAAGTAGATGTTGAAGAGGGCTTCGTGAAATATTATCACTGGCTGAAAGAATCTCCATACTTTAATAAATAACTGTATGTGGATCTTTACTGTGGCCCCTGAGTGGGCAATACATTTAATTTTTGGTCTAGGCGTAGCAGGTGTTATCGCTGGCTTTGTGCTTGGTATGATTCCTCTAATCAAAAAGTATAGTCTACCCATAAAGATTATCAGTTTGCTTGTACTGGCTTTAGGAGTCTACTTACAAGGTGGACTTGCTGACTACAAAGAGTGGCAACTAAAAGTCAGTGAAATGGAAGCTAAAGTAAAAGAAGCCGAATCTAAATCAAATCAAGTCAATACTGAAATCGTTGAGAAAGTTGTCACTGAAACTAAAGTCATTCGAGAAAAGGGTGATACTATCGTCAAGTATATTGACCGTGAAGTCGTGAAAACTGAGGAAGTTGTCAAGTTCATTGAGAATTGTCCTATCCCTCAAATCATCATCGAGACTCACAACATGGCTGCAACAAACACGTTGAAGCTTTCTCGTGAATTGAACGGGGCTCCAAAATGAAATTAGCTATCACACTTGCAACTGTTGCGTTATTAGCAGGGTGTTCTACTACTGTACCAGTAGAGCGTAAGTTTCCTACTGCACCTGAAACGTTGCTCAAAGAGTGTGAAAAGCTAAAGACCATTGAAGGTACAAACGTTAGCATCACTGACATGCTAAAGGTTGTTACTGAAAACTACACTCTATACCACGAGTGTGCCAATAAAAACGAGAATTGGAAAGAGTGGTATCAGCGTCAAAAGCAAACATTTGAGGCTGTAGACAAGTGACTGTTCATTTTAGTCCTAACGATAAATAGATATAAGAGTAGGACATAAAAATGACAATAACGGTTGCAAACATTGACATTGGCTATTTGCCGAACGACGGCACGGGTGATCCGTTACGCACCGCCTTTGAAAAGATCAATTTAAACTTCGCTGAATTAAGTGATCTAGGCCCCGATGGTCCCAATGGTTCATTTCAGTTCAACGACAACGGTGTCCCTTCGGGCACTGCTAACTTTGCTTACGTAGCGGCTAATAATACTATTACATTGGGTTCTAACATTATCCCTTCGGGTAATGTGATCATTGGCACGACGGCTAATCCACTACTTGGGTTGAGTTTAGCTAACGCAGGATTGCGCATTGGTAATGTTAGTGTAGTAGAATCTGGCAATACATTGTCTTTCCCTGTAACAGTAAATCCAGTTGTACAAGCTAACTTAACTGCAAACAACATCACTGTCACTGGCAATCTAACTGCAGGACAAGCGGTTTACGCAGGTAACACGTATCTGAAAACGTTTACTGCAACCACATCAAACAATGATGCTAATCAAACAATTTTTCAGATTCCTACTACAGAATTTAAAAACGGTATCTTCTATATCGATTCTAGAGAAGCAGGGTCTAACAATAGTCAAACAGTTTCATTGACTATTACTAAGTCACCAAACAACTCTAGTGTTAACTTCTGTGTGTCTGGTACGATTTTCGTTGGAAACGTAGTCACTGATTACAACGCATCCGTTGTATTTGGTAATGTTAGAGTACAGGTAAGTCCTTTCCCTAACGCAACAATCGAACACACGGTTGCATATCAAGTTACGAACTAATCATGAGAGCAAGAGAATTTATCACCGAAGCTGATGTTAAAGGCAGAGGGCCTATCTCAAAACGTCAACAGACTTCAACTAGGGGCTTAAACGTGTTTGCAGACGCTGAGCGTTGGAATAGTGATTACACGTTGAATCGTGTTATGATGGCTGTTGCGTGTTCAGATGGTAAATCAATGCCAGACGTTCACAAAGACTCATGGGCAGGAAAATATAAAACGGCACACCCGTATTCCAAAGAAGAACAAGAAATGCTAAAACTAGCATATCAAGCCATCGGTGCTAACTGGCAAGATATCAACCACGGCGATCTAGAAAGCCAAGAGCTAGATAATACCAACACCAAGAGCCCAGTTGTAGGGTTCAATGGTTACAAAAACAAGAAAAAGAAAAAATAACATACGATACCCCGTGAATAAGTATTTTAAATATCTCACGGAGTTAGAATGTTAGACATAAACAAAACCCTAGATGTAGTTAAGCTACGTTTTTACAACGAATGGTTGTATACCGCACACCTCTATGATGAAGGTGATTCAGGGATGCACGAAAAGCTTACCGCGCAAGTCGCAGAAAACTACATCACCCCCCTCAACTTACCAAAAGATTCTGCGATTGTTGATCTAGGTGCAGGTCCGGGGTACTTCCTAGACTATCTAAAGAAAAACGAATTCACAAACTACGTGGGTGTTGGTTTAGGTGCTAAAGATAACGCAATATGCCGCTCAAAGGGTCATCCAATCAAAGAATACGATATCAGCTTTCTACCACAAAGTGATGGGTTCACTGATGAAAGCGTTGATTTGATATTCTTGCGACATGCATTGGAACACAGCCCGTACCCAATCATTTCTTTGATTGAGTACAACAGGATTCTTAAGCTAGGCGCACGTATGTACATTGAAGTACCTGCTCCTGACTGTGATAGAAAGCATGAGTTCAACCTAAATCACTACAGCATTTTGGGCAGCACTCAGTTGCATGCTTTATTGCATCGTACTGGGTTTGAGGTCGAGAAGTTTGACACAATTGAATTTACTATTAACGTAGACACTGAGGGCGAAGAACCTAAAAAGTTCACCGAGCGTTACTACGCGATCATGTGTAAGAAAAAGAAACCATTAGATATTAAATAAATACGTCATGACCTTTGACGTATGGAAACAAGCTAAAATACAAAACGGTCTTGAAAAACTCAAGACCGTTCCTCTTCCTGCTGTTGCAACAGACAGTATTGAAGATATGAAAAGGCTGGCAGGGATACCCTCAAGCGCACCCAGCGGGGGAGCAAATATGAGTTTGACTGGTACAGAAAAAGGTCAACTTATGAAGAAGCATAACATTCGACCTGGTACACCTGAATGGTTTAAGTTGTGGTTCAGCTTGCCGTATCTGACCGGTGAGAAACCAGTAGGAGACTAAATACTATTATGAGATCCACTGACTTTATACGACAACTACTAGACTTACTAGACACAGTTGAAGCCAAACAACCAACTAACGATTACGAGGTTGAAAAATCCGAAGAGGACAATCCTGAACAAGGTTTTTCAAACGCTCCCGACGAAACTTATACTTCAACTAAAATGATCATGTCAGTGGGCAACGATATCAACAAACCTAAGCATCCTAGTGACCTTAGAGCCGACAGCGTTTCATTATATCCCAACATGCAGTATAAGGGAGATAATCAGTAATGGCTGCAATCAATATTTCTGTTCAAACACTGTGGAACAGTGCAACGTATGATGTTTATGCGGTAGACACAACTGACACTATTGCAAACGTAAAGCTTGATATTGAAAGTGCTACTGGATGCAACGTTGCATGGTTTGACTTAGTGTACAACAATGAACTATTGAATACAGCTAATACAGTAGCTAGTTACAGCATTGTAGAAGGATCAGTTCTCAGAACCGCAAACAAGATTGCTAGATTACCAACACTAGAAGATAGACAACTTGCTAAGCTTGAACTTAGCAAGATTGAACGAGAGATTGAAGGTAACACAAGACCAAATTTTGACATTCTTGAATTACCAACACGATACGTAGGCAATACTGTAGTTGACAATCCAAACCCCGAAGGGTTGATAGAGGGGCGCCCTTG